CTCGCCACGGCCTACAACCGCCTCTCCGGGATCACGGCCGCGCAGCGGCAGGCGATGGAGTTCGCCGAGCGGCTCGGCTTCTCGGGCGACCTCGCCGGGCAGGCCGTGTCGGTCTACGAGGGCTGGGAGGCGACGGTCAAGCGGCTGGCGGCCACGTTCAACCAGGCCGCCGAGGCGCGCGCCAAGCTCGAGCAGGACCACGGCGACGCGATCATCGCCCAGCGGCGGGGCGTGGCCGACAAGTACCTGAGCATGAAGGAGGCCAGCGCGGCCTCCGTCGCCAACATCGGCAAGGCGCCCGACGCCATTGCCCGCGAGTCGGAAATCTCGACCTTCAAGGCCCAGGCTCAGGCGTACTACGGAAACAACGCCGCCGCCATCGAGCGCGACACCGCGGCCTTCACGACCAACTACGACAAGGTCAGCGCGGCCAGCAAGGCGGCGGACGCTGCGGCCAAAGCGGACCAGGATCGGGCCGAGTCGATCTCGACGCTGAGCAACTCCCTCGGCGCCGGCATGTCCACATTCATCGACAGCCTCGGCAGCGGCGGCGACGCGGTCCGCGCGTTCGCGATGTCGCTGGCGAATTCCCTGGCGCAGAAGGGGATCGACCAGCTCGCCACGAGCGCAGCCACCTCGTTCTTCGCCGCATCGTCCAGCACGCCGGGCGCGCCCGCGCCCAGCTACCAGCACGGCGGCTACAACCCCGTCACGCAGATGGCTCTGATCCACGCGGGCGAGCGCGTGCTCAACGTCGAGCAGACCAAGGCGTACGACACCGGGCGTGCCGCGCCCACGCAGGGGCGGGCGGGCGGTTCCATCCAGGTCCACCTGCACGGCATCACCGACGCCGGCGGCGTGCGGCGCTCGGCCTATCAGCTCGCGCGGCAGCTCGAGCGCAGCCAGGAGCGCCGCAGTTGACGCTGCACGACGATCTCTTTCCGACCGACGTCAGCTACGGCAGCGTCGGCGGCCCGGGCTTCTACACCAACCTGATCACGACCGACAGCGGCGTGGACGAGGCGGTGGCGCGCTGGTCGCGGCCGCGGCGCAGCTACGACGTCAGCTACGGGATCAAGAACTACACCCAGCTGCAGACGGTGCGCAACCACTACAACGCGCGCCTGGGCTGCCAGAACACGTTCCCGTACAAGGACCCGCTCGACTTCTCGACGAACACCGCGGCGACCCCGAAGCACTACACCAACAGCGCCGCCGTGCCCCCGAGCAACGCCGACGCGCTGCTCGGCGTGGGCGATGGGACGACGACGACCTTCCAGCTGCGCAAGCCCTACGCCAGCGGCAGCCAGACGGTCTACGCGCCGATCGCCATCGTGAAGACCGGGACCACGGTCGTCTCACTCGACCTGGTCAACCAGGCCAGCGGCTGGTCGGTCAACCTGCTCACCGGGCTGATCACCTTCACGAGCCCGCCCGGCGCCGGCGTGGTCGTCCGGGCCGGCTGCGAGTTCTACATCAAGCTGCGCTACGGCAAGGACGTCGATCGCGTGCTGCCGCTGCGCTGCGACGACTTCTCGACCGGCTCGCTGCCGAGCATCCCGCTGATCGAGGACATCGACGGGAGCACCATCGACGAGGACCGCCTGCCGATGGGCGGAGGCCGCAAGGCCTTCAGCGCGAGCATCAGCATCGCGCAGTCGGAGGGCGTGTCCTGGGAGCTCGTGCCGGCCTCGTCCGGGCTCACGGTGACCGTGGAGGCCGCGGCCGACATGCCGAGCGGCGGGCCGCACTACGCCCTCTACAACGCCGGCGCCGACTCGCTGACGCTCAAGGGCAGCGCGACGACCATCGGCACGCTCGCCGCGGGCGCCTACGTGCGCCTCGACATCTGGAAGGTCGGCGGCAGCAAGACCTGGAAGGGGATGTACGTGTGATCACCAAGGAGCGCTTCTTCGGCGGCACGTACAACAACGAGGCCTTCTCGGGCAACATCAACGTGCACCCGCTGGCCGGCAAGACCTGGCGCCTGGCGGGCACGAGCACGCCGTCGGTCACGCTGCCCGACGCGCGCACGCTGCGGCCCGATGAGATCGCCGCCATCTGGAACAGCGGCGCGGCGACGATCGCGGTCAAGGACAACGCGGGCGGGACCATCGGCACGATCCTCGCCGGGGCGGTCGCGCTGCTCTACCTCTTCGACACCTCGACCCAGGCCGGCGGCTGGCGCCTGCTCGCGCGGAGCTTCCTCTGATGCCCATGCCGGTTGTGTGGTGCGACGGCTTCGACTCGACGGACTCCACGCACGAGTCGACGTGGTACACGGCGGCAGACTTCAACGTCGGCACGCCTGGGCGCCTCGGCGTCGGGCAGTACGCCACGGTCGGGACCTCGGCCTTCAAGACGATCCCGGGCGGACCGTACACGTACATGGGTGCTGCGCGCGCCGTTCGCTGGGGCACGATTGCAGGAGAACCGATCCTGTTCGAGTTCGGTGGCACCTTTCAGCATTGCCGCATGCTGCGCAACGCGTCCGGCTTCGTCTTCATGAAGGACGCCAACAACGCCACCATCCAGACCTACCTCGGTGCTGCCCTGCAGGCGAGCATCTGGTATCACGTCGCCTTCTACGCCAAGTGGGACGGCGCCGGCAACGGCCAGCTGCGCGGCTTCCTGAATGGCAACCTCGTGCTGTCGATGGACGGCGTCGACACACACAGCGCCGCGCCGAACGAGTTCTCGTACTTCCTTATTGGCGGCGGTGACGTCGATGACCTGTATGTCCAGGCCGCCGACTCGATCGTCGGCAACCTCGAGGACCAGTTCAAAGGCGATCGGATCGTGCGCGACCACTTCCCGCAGAGCGACGGCGACCACCAGCAGTGGGCGCAGAGCACGGGCGGCACGAAGTTCGGTGTGGTCGATGAAGTCGGCCCGAATGACGACACGGACTACCTGTCCGACGCCACGCCAGGCAACCGGGTGTGCTTCGGTGTGGGCTCGCTGGCCCCGGAAATCTCGTCGATCGATGCCGTGCAGCTCATGTCGGTCGGCCGCTTCGACACGACCGGCCCGCACGCGATCAAGAACTACGTGCGCGAGGTCGGCGTCGCCAACCACGACCAGGCCAACCAGGCGCTCACGGTCACCCATGCCGGCTACCACGACGTGCTCGAGGTGGACCCTGTGACCGGCAGCGGGTGGAGCAAGCCGGGCTTCGAGGCGCGCCAGTACGGCGTGAAGGACGAGAGCTGAGCGATGGCCGCCGGCGACCGTCGCGTCACGCAGGTCGTCACCCGCGTGCTGGGGGCCACCCCTTCGGTCGAGCGGATCACGCAGTACGTCGTGCGCGTGCTGGGCACCTACAACCCCTGCACCGACGTGGCCTGCCCGGAGTGGGTGGCCGAGACCCTGGAGCGGCGCGGGCACCGCAACGCGCGGCTGTGGGAGATCGAGCGCAGCGACGGCGACACGCTCTACCTCACCGACCACTGCGGGGCGCTCGAGTACGAGGGCAACGACTACACGCCGGTCGGCGGCCCCGCGGCTTCAGCCGCCGAGCACGAGTCGGGCGAGAAGGAGCACACCCGCGAGCTGACGGGCGCGATCGTGCTGGGCGGCTTCGAGATCTCCGAGCTGGAGGCCAACCTCTGGGACGACGCCGCGGTCATCGAGCGCGTCGTGGACTGGCGCTACCCCTGGGCGGGCTGCAAGAAGCACGGCCGCTGGTACCTGCGCAACATCCAATGGGACGGCGAGCGCTGGACGGCGCAGCTCGCCGGGATCACCAGCCGCTTCCAGCGACCGCGCGGCGACTTCTACAGCCACGACTGCACGCGCGACCTGGGCGACGAGTTCGGGACGACGAACCCAGGCTGCAAGTTCGATGTCGCGGCCACGAGCGAGACCGGCACCGTCTCGGCCGTGATCGTCGGGCAGCGCCGCTTCCGCGCGACGGGGCTCACGCCTGCGCACATCGCCGAGTACTTCGTCAACGGCACGCTGACCTGGGCCGCCGGCGCCAACGTCGGGAAGACCGCGGTCGTGAAGGAGGCGACCGAGGGGGCGGGGTACTACGAGATCGAGCTGGAGCTGTCCGAGAGCGAGGCGATCCAGATCGGCGACACGTTCGACCTGGTGCAGGGCTGCCAGAAGCGCTTCATCGAGGACTGCCAGCCCAAGGCCATGGCCACGCACTTCGGCGGCGACCCCTACATGCCCAACGACCTGGGCCTGTCGCTGCAGATCGGCGCGCCCGAATCGCCCAAGGGCACGTGGACCACGGTCCTGGGGCTGACCGGCGCTGTCATTGGCCTCTTCACACCCCTCGGCCCGCTGATCGGCGCGGCCATCGGCACCTTCCTCGGCGCCATGATCGACGGCAACAACCTCGACGCCCCCACGGTCGAGGAGATCAAGCAGCAGGGCAGCTCCGAGGGCGACCCGATGCAGCGGTTCATCGGACGCGAGCCGCGCCTGGCCGGCCAGATCATGTGGCGCGGCCCCTTCGACAGCTTCACCAACGAGCACAAGGGCGAGACGCACGCCTGGCTGCCGCTCGCGGTGTCCTTCGGGCACTCGTTCAAGGGCACGGCCAGCAAGAAGCTGGTCAAGCTCTTCGCCAACGACAAGCTGATCTACGAGGACCGCGACGAGCTCTCGCTCACGGGCACCGACATCTCGGCCGACGCCGTGTCGAAGACGGACTTCGACCCGGCCACCGGCACCACGGTGACGACGCAGACCTACCTCGACCTGATCAGCATCTCGACGGACCTGTCCGGGATCAGTGCCGGCGGGCTGCTCACGGTGGGCGGCTACAGCGGCGGCGGCGCGGTGAACAACGGCACCTGGATGGTCGTCTCGACGAGTCAGAACAAGGTGCGCTGCAGGGACATGAACATCGCGACCTACGCCTTCGCCGATGCGGCCGCGGGCCCGACGGTGTCGCTGTTCCAGGCGGCCAAGCAGTACAGCTTCTACCCGCTCACCGACTTCACCGTGTACCTCGGCTCGGCCGACCAGCAGCCCGACCCGACGATGGAGGCCCTCGAGGGCTCGGGCAACGTGCCCGGCTACACCGGGCGCTTCTACATCGTCTACAGCAGGTTCGGCGTCGACTGGTGGGGCTACGCGGTGCCGCGGTTCGAGGCGATCATCCGCGAGCGCGACAGCGCCGACCTGGCCGAGGTGCTCAAGGACCTCGCCGTCGGCCACGGGATCGACCAGTGCGAGATCGACACCGGCGACGCGGTGGGGCTGTTCCGCGGCTACGCGGCGCGCGGCCCGAAGAGCCTGGCCGGGCTGCTGTCACCGATCCTGATGGCCTACAACCTCGTCACCCAGGAGCGGGACCTGAAGCTGCGGATCTTCCCGCGGCTCGCGGCCGACGTGAAGACCATCGACGAGGTGGACCTCGGCGCGAAGGAGGACCAGCCCTTCGACGCGACGGTGTCCTTCCTAGTGGACCGCGAGGACAGCAAGCGCCTGCCCGCCCAGGTCAGCCTGACCTTCCTCAACGTCGACACCAGCGGCGAGAACGGATCGGCGACGCATCGGCGCTCGGGGCTGCCGCTCGAGAACGTGATCGCGCTGTCGCTGCCCCTGGTGCTCGACTCCGAGCAGGCCAAGAAGATCGCCAAGCGGATCCTGTGGAGCGAGGCCGTGACCTCCGAGCGGCACGAGCTCCCGCTGCCGCCGAGCCGGCTGCTCACCTACGAGTCCGACGTGCTGCAGACCACGCACAAGGGCCGCTCGCGCGCCACGATGGTCACGCGCGCGGTCGAGGGCAACAACTACGTGATGGAGGTCTTCGGGCAGAAGCACGACCCGTACATCTACACGAACGAGAGCGGGACGGCGGGGGAGGTCTTCCCGCCGAATCTGCTGCCCGTCGAGCAGGGCCATCCGCAGATGCGCCTGGCCGACATCGGGCCGCTCGCCGACGACGATGCGCTCGTCACGCTGCTCTACTACGGCGTCGTCCGCGAGGGCCTGCAGTACACCTGGAACGGCGTGACGGTGCACGAGAGCAGCAACGGCGGGGCGAGCTACAACGAGCTGGCGGACGTGACCGGCGAGAGCCAGGCGGGCGTCACCGCGGCCGCGCTGGGCAGCGGGCCGGTCGGCTGGTGGGACGATGCGAACACGCTCACCGTCGACTTCACCGGCGGGCAGATCCCGACGAGCCTGACCGACGAGGAGCTGCTCAACGGCGTGGGCAACTGGTACTACGTGAACGGCGAGATCGTCGGCGTGCGCACCTGGGCGCTCGTCTCGGCCGAGCTGAACCGCTGGGCGGGCACGCGGCTGCTGCGGGGCCTGATGGACACCGCCGACCGCGTGGCCGGGCACGGCGCCGCAGAGACGGTCGCGCGCGTGCGACCGGTCGGGGCGCTGGCGCGCCGCATCTACGCCGAGGCGCTGATCGGGCAGAGCCGGCTCTACAAGGCCGCGCCCTTCCTGGCCAACCCGACCGACTACCCCTCCAGCTCGGCGACGCTGCACGGCAACACCAAGCGCCCCTTCTCGCCGAGCCAGGCCACCGGCACGCGGCACACGCCGGCGACGAATGACTGGACCGTGGCCTTCATCCCGTGCACGCGGCTGCCGCTCACGGCGATCTTCGGACCGACCGTGCCGAGCCTGGCCGAGACGACCGAGGCCTACGAGGTCGAGGTCTACGAGGCCACCTTCACGACCCTCAAGCGCGCGATCACCGGCACGGCCTCGGCCAACGGCTCGGTGGTCACGACAGCCACGCCGCTGCTGCCCTCGGTGAAGTACGACGAGCAGGACCAGGTCGCCGACTTCGGCAGCGCGCAGGCCACGATCTACCTCCGCATCCGCCAGGTCGGCTCGACCGGCCTGAAGTCCAAGCCCTACCAGGTGACGATCTCATGACCACGGAACTGCAGACGGGCGCCACGCACCTCTCGAGCCAGCAGGTCGCCAACGCGCACGTGCTCGTCAACGACCTGCTCAACCGCCTGGGCGCGCTGGCGCGCCTGGCCGTGGTCAACCGCACGACGACGGCGCCGCCGGCGCTCACGACGAGCTACGACCGCTACATCATCGCGACGGGCGGGACGGGGGCCTGGGCGACGCACGACGGCAAGGTCGCGGTCGACGTCGGCAGCTGGCTGATCCTCACGCCGCGCGAGGGCTGGACGGCCTGGATCGCGGCCGAGGACTGCATCGTGGTCCACAACGGCACGACCTGGGTGCGCGATAACGTGAGTGCGGCGATCACCGCCAGCACCACGCAGACCCAGGGCGCGGCCACGCAGCTCGTCAACGGGGTGAACCGGATCACGGTCTGCGCCAACGCCAACGACGCGGTGAAGCTGCCGGCGGCCGAGGCGGGGGCCCGGGTCACGGTCATCAACCGGGGCGCTCAGACGCTGCAGATCTTCCCGGCGAGCGGCGACAAGATCGACGGCGGCGCGGCGGACGCGAGCACCACGCTCGCGACCACGAAGGTGGCCATGTTCGCGTCGATCGACGGGACCGACTGGTACAAGCAGACCGGCGCCTAGCCCTCGGTCGGCGGCTCGCCCTCGAGCAGCTCGAGCCGCGATGGCACGTGCCCGTTCTGTGGGGCGACGCGGGCGGCCAGGCGCGCGCGGTGCGACTCCAGCGTCTGTGCTCGCAGGTCGAGCATGATGTCGGCGACGTTCCAGCTGCGTCGGCAGGCCCACGCGATGCCGTTGGGGTTCAGGTCGGCCGGGCCCGGGGCGGTCTGGCCGTCGGGGCCGGCGATGGCCGGCTGCTGGACCTGCAGCGTCATCGGGATCAGCGCCTGCAGCACCTGGCCAGCCAGGTAGTCGCGCAGCGGCACGCCGGGGTGGACCTTCTCATCCTGCTGGGCCACGAGCTCGTCTCCCAGGGCGACGGCTCCCGGCGTCGTCCTGGGCGGCCACGATGCCCCAGGCGGCCCGGTGTTTCCAGAGCGCGGCCATGGGCCCACAGAGCGCGTGGATCGGCGTGGGCGCGTCTGGGGCGTGGTCGTAGGGCACGCGGTCGAAGACCAGCCGGCGGCCTCTGGCGCGCCTGTAGGGGACGCAGGCGCCCAGGTCGAGGCTGTCGATGCGCTCCTGGGTGGCGCGGTCGGCTGCCGGCATGGCCTGGTGCGCGGCGCAGATCAGCGACGGCGGCCGCAGCCAGTCGAGCAGCGCCCCGTCGAGCGGCCCGCCGCGCAGGACGACGAGGGAGACGAGGGGTGCGCTCACGGCTCTCTCGCCGCCTCCGCGTGCCGCGCAGCCGCCCACGTGATCACGCGACCGTACACCAGGTGCGCGGCCACCGTCGCCGCGTAGGACGTCAGCGCCAGCAGCACCAGCGAGACGGCGATCTCGCGGGCCGTGGCGGGCAGGAACAGGCGGTAGAGCAGCGGGCGGGCCATGGCGGCGGGAGCATACAGCCGCCGCAAACAACTGTCCTGGCGCTGGTTGCGGTCCGGACAGATTTGCCCTTGACTTGCTTGCATTCTCGCCCGATATTGTTGCCCGGACAGCAATGCACTCGATCAGGAGCAGAAAGGCATGCATGGAACGGACGACGGAAACGCACTACCCTTCCGGAGTGGCGGGCCGCAAGCGACACGAGCCGGGCGAGTTCCCGGCGAACCTGAAGGCGCTGCGAGAGCAGCTCGGGCTGACGCAGTTCGAGGCGGCCGTGCTGCTCAACATGCAGCCACGCACCGTGGGGCGCTACGAGGCAGGGGATTCGGTTCCGCACCCGGCCCAGCAGGCCGGCATGCTGTCGATCCTCCGCGCCGAGCTGAAGAAGCGCGCCCGCCGGAAGCCCTCCGCGGGCTGACGCTCCCGCCCCTCGGGGCGGCGCTGGCGTGGGTGCTGACCGGCCAGCTGCCGGCCGAGCGGCGGGCTCTTGATTCCGCCGCCGCGCCCGCGGTAGGGTCCGGGCCAGCAACGCGATCGCCCGCTCTCCTTGGCAAGGGGGAGCGAGTGGTCCAGTACGACAGCTCGAAGACCGATTCTGGAGCCCGGCGGGAGTCCCCTGTCCGGGCTCCGGCCGTCTGCTCGCGGTGTGCGCGCGAGCACCAGCGAAGCCACCGGTACTGCACCGAGTGCTTCGCCGCCTACATGCGGGTCTACCGCCAGGCGCACCCCGACCAGCAGGACGAGCGCCACCGCGCGCGGCGGCGAATGGGGATGCGCAAGACGCGGGGGCGGATCGCCCCTCCGCCGGCGTGCACGAGCTGCGGCGCCGCCCGCCGGCTGGAGATGCATCACCCGGACTACGGCCAGCCGACGGATGTCGCCTGGCTCTGCCGCGCGTGCCATCTGGCCGAACACGGCAAAGCGCCAGCCCCTGGCCAGGAGGCGTCATGAAGACCCCCGCCAAGGTCACTGAATGCCCCGACTGCAACGGGGAGGGGCGCCGCAACTGCGGATCGTGTGACGGGACTGGCCTGCCTTACGGCTGGAACAGCAGCTCCGTCTGCACGAGCTGTTACGGCTCGGGCAACGGCGAGGAGTGCGAGGCGTGCGGCGGGTCCGGCCAGGTGGAGCTGCCCGCCGACGACGAGCTGGACGCTGACCAGGCCGCCGCCGACGCCGCCGACGCCCCGCGCGCGCCGCGCGCGCTGCTGCCCGAGCGCGCCGCCGCCTTCGTGCGCGACGAGCGCGGCCTCGAGGTCGTCGAGCGCGCGATCCTGACCGGCCTGATCATCGGCCTGCTGGCCATCGTGATCTGGATCGGCATGTGGGCCGTCCGCAAGATCGGCGTGCTCGAGTCGGGCCTGTCCGGGCAGCCGACGGTCGTGCGCGAGAGGGGGGTCCATTGAACCCACTCGAGCGCGCCGTCGCCGTCGAGGCCGAGGCCTGGAGCCAGCACATGCTGCGCCCCGAGGACCCCGGCGCCTACCAGGCCTGGGTCGCGGCCGCGCAGGCCAAGCGCGCCGCGCTCAAGGCCGACCGCGGCGCGCGCGTGCTCTCCGACCCGGCGAGCAACGTGCTGTTCATGGTCGTCTGCTCCGCCCTCGCGACGCTGGCCCTGGGCTCCATCGTCGCGCTCGGCTGGCAGACCGCGGCGCGGTGGTGGGGAGGCGGCCCGTGACCGCCACCGACCCCGACCGCGCCGCGCTGCCGCGGTGCCCACGCTGCAAGGGTGAAGGCCGCATCGACCAGCTGAAGCAAGCGGCGTCAACGTGGGAGATCGAGCACGGCCTGCTCTGCGATGTCTGCCTAGGCCGCGGCGAGCTGCGTCCACTCGCGAGGCGGGAGAGTGGCCCGTGACCGCCACACTCGATCCCAAGCTGCGCAACGGCATCGGCAGCAGCGAGGTCGCGATGCTCTTCGGCTGCTCGCCATACGGCGGGCCGCTCGAGCTGTTCATGCGCATCGTGCACCCCGAGCGGCGCGCGGCCACGAAGGCGCAGCGCCGCGGGATCGCCGCCGAGCGCTTCCTCGCCCAGGAGTACGCCGAGCGGCACGGGCTGTGGATCGCCGACGAGCAGGCGTTCCCGGACCCGGAGACGAACGAGCGCAACGGCGACTTCCTGTGGTGTCCGCCGACGCAGCGCCACCCGGAGCACGCCCGGCTCATCGCCTCGACCGATCGTGTGGCTGTTCGCGGCGGGCGCGTCGAGCGCCTGGTCGAGATCAAGACTGGGCGCTGGGGCGATGGGTGGGAAGACCCGGACGAGGTCCCCGACGGCGTGCCCATGCACTACGCCTGCCAGGTGTTGCACCAGCTGCTGGTCGGCGTCGATGTCGATGGCCAGCACCACTGGCCCGAGGAGGCCACGCTCGTCGCCTCAATCGGGCACCTCGACGACTACCGCGAGTACACGTTCCGCCGCGCGCCGAAGTTCGAGGCCGAGGTCGTGCGACGCGTCGAGGCCTTCTGGCGCGACCACGTCGAGCCGCGGCGCCCGCCTGAATACGACGGCAGCGCCGCCGGCGAGCGCCTGCTGAAGACGGCCTATCCATTCAACCGCATCGCGTCGATGCCCACGCGCGTGCACCCAGGCTCGCCGGCCGCCGCAAAGGCCGCCGCGCTGCGCCGCGCCGAGCTCGCCAAGGAGCGTGCCGCGCACGGCTACGCCGTCGCCGAGCAGCTCGTGCGCGACGAGATCGGTGACCGCGCCGGCATCGATGGCGAGGGCTTCCGCATCACCTGGCGCGCCAACCGCGCCGGCGTCCGCGCCTTCCGAGCCGAGTTCGACCCCAGCTTCCCCGATGGAGTTCGCCCGTGACCACGACCACCACACCCGCCGCCGTCGAAGTCGTCGAGCGGCAGCTCCCTCAGGTCGCCGAGAAGGCCAAGGCCTTCGTCACGATCACGGACGACGCGACCATGGAGCGCGCGGGCACCTTCCTGGTGCACGAGGTCAAGGCGATGCTGAAGCTCGCAGACGAGGCCTTCGACCCGATCATCAGCGCGGCCCACAAGACCCACAAGCTGGCCGTCGAGAAGAAGAAAATCAGCACGGCCGGCTTGCTCGAGGCCGAGCGCGTCGTCAAGGCCGCCATCGCGCGCTACGCCGAGACGAAGCGCGCGGCTGCTGCTGCCGAGCAGCGCCGCATCGAGGCCGAGGCGCGGCAGCGCGCCGAAGACGAGCGCGAGAAGCAGGCGCTCGCACTCGCGGAGGCCGGCCACGCCAAGGCCGCCGACGCGCTGATCGAAGCGCCGCTGGTCGTCGAGCAGCCGGCGCCCGTCGTCGCGCCGGTCGCGCCGAAGGGCGTGTCTGTGCGCACCGTGTTCAAGTTCAGGATCGTCGACCCCAGCAAGATCAACTCGGCCTTCATGACCCCGAACGAGACGGCCATCGCCACGATGGTCCGCAGCCAGGGCGTGGGGGCCATCGCGATCGTCGGCGCCGGCATCGAGGTCTACGAAGAGTCCGTCGTCAGCTCGCGCGCCTCGTAGCGCCGAGCCCTTTCCCCGGGAGCAGCAATGAGCAATCCAGCAGCAGCAGCCGCGGCGCCGCCGGCCACCATGGCCGTCGCGCGCACCGCGCAGAACAGCGTCCTCGTCCGCATGGCCGAGCGCCTCGGCATCGAGCCGAAGGTGCTCGAGGGCATCGTCAAGCAGACGCTGATGCCCAACGGCAAGAACGACCCGCCAGCGACGAACGAAGAGATCGCGGCCTTCCTGATCGTGGCCGACCGCTACCAACTCGACCCGATTCTGAAGCAGATCTACGCCTTCCGCGGGCAGAACGGGAACATCGTCCCGATCGTGCCCATCGACGGGTGGATCACGATCGTGAACCGGCACGCGAAGTACCGCGGCGTGGAGCAGTTCGACCAGATCGAAGAGGGCGAGCTGATCGCCGTCAGGACCAGCTTCCACGTCGACGGCCTGGTCGCGCCGGTGACGGTCACCGAGTACATGGCCGAGTGCAAGCGCAACACCAGCCCGTGGGGGCAGTGGCCGGCGCGAATGCTGCGGCACAAGTCCTACATCCAGGGCGCGCGCTACGCCTTCGGGATCTCGGGGATCTACGACCCCGACGAGGGCGAGCGACTCATCGAGGCCACGGCCGTCGTGTCGAAGCCCGCGCCTGGCCAGAGCCGCGTTGCGCAGCTGGAGGCCACGCTGGCCGAGCCCGAGCCCGACGCGGCCGCGCCGGCCGAGGGCGACCTCGACGAGGTGCGCGAGTCGGGCAGCGACGGCTGATGCTCATCCGAGCGGCGGACCTCTTCTGCGGCGCGGGCGGGAGCAGCACCGGTCTCGCCCGCGCGTGCGAACGCGCCGGCGCGCGTCTCCAGCTGACGGCGATCAACCACTGGGACGTGGCGGTCGAGACGCACGCGACCAACCATCCCGACGCGCGGCACCTGTGCACGACGCTCGACGCAGTCGACCCGCGCAAGGCGTGCCCAGAGCGGCTCGACCTGCTCATCGCGAGCCCCGAGTGCACGCACCACAGCAACGCTCGGGGCGGCAAGCCGCGTCAGGAGCAGAGTCGCGCGTCGGCCTGGAAGGTCGTCGACTGGGCGGCCGCGCTGCGCCCGCGCGAGATCCTGGTCGAGAACGTGCCGGAGTTCCGGACGTGGGGGCCACTGAGCGAGCGCGGCGCGGTGCTCAAGCGCCGCCGCGGCGAGACCTACCAGGCGTGGCTCGCTGCGCTGCGCAGCCTCGGCTACGTCGTCCAGGAGCGGCTGCTCATCTCGGCCGACTACGGCGACCCGACGACGCGGCGACGGCTCTTCGTGCGCGCCAGGCTCGGATCGCGCGCGCCGACCTGGCCGATTCCCTCGCACGCCCGGCCGGGCGTCGACCCGGTCCTCGGACTCCCCGCCTGGCGCGCGGCACGGCAGGTGATCGACTGGCAGCTGCCCGGGCGCTCGATCTTCGGCCGGAGGAAGCCGCTGGCCGAGGCGACGCTTCGCCGGATCGAGGAGGGGCTGCGCCGATTCGGTGGTGCGGCCGCCGAGCCGTTCCTCGTGCTGCTGCGTGGCACCTCGAGCGCGCGCAGTGTGGACGCGCCCGTGCCGGCGCTGACGGCCGGCGGTGAGCACGTCGGCTTGGCGCGGCCTTACCTCGTGCCCTTCTACGGCGAGCGCGACGGTCAAGCGCCGCGGACGCACGACGTCGAGGCACCGATCCCCACGTTGCCGGCGTCTCCGAAGTTCGGCCTGGTCGAGCCCTTCCTGCTCTCGCAGGGTGGGGGTGGCGTGCCGCGCCCGGTCTCCCAGCCATCACCGACCATCGTGGCGAAGGGAGCCGTGCAGCTCGTGCAGCCATTCGTCCTGCACGTCAACCACGGCGACAATCCGGCTGGCAGCGGGCGTGGCAACGGCGGTCGCACGCGCTCGATCGAGCAGCCGCTGCCGACCGTGACGGGCGGCTCGCGTGGACTGGCGGTCGCGCAGCCCTTCCTCGTGCCCTACTACGGCACCGGGGTCCCGCGGCAGGTCAGCGAGCCAGTGCCCACGGTGACGGCGAAGGACCGCTACGGCCTCGTCGAACCGGCGCGCCTCGACATCCTCTTCCGGATGCTGCAGCCGCACGAGCTGGCCGCGGCCATGGGGTTCCCCGTCGACTACCGCTTCGCGGGTCGGCGTGAGGACGTGGTTCGACAAATCGGAAACGCCGTGAGCGTGGGCTTGGCCGAGGCCCTGTGTTCGGCCGCAATCGCTGAGCGCGCTGCGTGACAGCGCGTCTCTAGGTCAGGCCGGCCGTGGCGGCCGGCGTTCAACGTGGAGGGGACGGAGTGGCAGTCAAATCGAAGGCGACCGACGAGCAAGTACTCGCTGCGTACCGCACGCACCGCAGCGTCTGGAAGGCCGCGCGGGCTCTAGGCCTGTGCGGTCAGTCGGTTCACGAGCGGCTCGTCAAGCTCGGCGCGAACGTGCCGGTGCGCACAATCACCGAGGACGAGCTCGAGCTGCTGCGGCGCGAGTACCTGATCTACCGCGACGCCGGGAAGCTGGCCGACCTGGCGAAGCGGATGGGGCGCACGAAGCCGCTGCTGTGCAGGGCCGCGCGTGCGCTGGGGCTGACGGACCGGCGTCATGCGCGCCGCTACTGCGCCGTGTGGAAACACCTCAGCGTCGAAGCCGCGGACGTGATCTGGCAGGACTTCAAGGCGGCGCGGGCCGGGCTCGGCGCCTACTGTCGAACCAAGGGCTACGACGACCTCGGGTTCTCGCGCTGCATGAAGCTGCATTTCGCCGACGAGTACGAGAGCGTGATCGAGGCCAAGGCGCCGCGACAGAGTCTGTATCGCTACGGCAGGCAGTTCGAGTACCGGGTGCGCGACGAGCTGCGAGGCCACGGCTACGTGGCGCTGCGCTCGCCGGCATCGAAGAGCCCGCTCGACCTGATGGTGGTGGGGCATGGGCAGGTGCTGTTCGTGCAGTGCAAGCGGCACGGCGCACTTCCGCCGGGCGAGTGGAACGAGCTGCTCGACCTGGCAGCGTCGTGCGGCGCGACGCCAATTCTCGCCCTCATGCCAGCCTCCCGCGGCATCGCCTACTTCCGGCTTACCGGACGCAAGGATGGATCGAAGCGCCGGCAGCCGATGGAGGCGTGGCAGCCAGCCGGCGCCGCGGCGGGGGCCGCTCGATGAGCAAGCTGCCACGCAGCGGCCGCGCCGCTGACCGCGCGCCGCCGGCGTTCCAGTTCTACCCCGACGACTTCCTGAACGACGACAAGGTGGCCGGGATGTCGCTGCAGGAGATCGGCGCCTACGTGGTGCTGCTCTGCCACGCGTGGACGAACCGCGGCATCCCGTCTGACCAGGATCGGTTGAGCCGCATCCTGGGCGTCAGCCGCCCGGCGCTGGCCAAGCTCTGGCCCGCCCTGAAGCCGTGCTGGCAAGCGGCCGACGACGGGCGCCTGGTCAACCCGCGGATGGAGCGCGAGCGCGAGCTCCAGGCCGCCTACCGCGAGCAGCAAGCCGACTCCGGCCGGCGCGGTGCTCAGAAGCGATGGCATGGCGACCCCATGCGTTCGCCATCCGCACCCGATGGCGAGCCCATCGTTTCGCCAATGGCGAACGGCATGGCGAACGATAGCTCCGCGTCCTCGTCCACTTCCGCTTCGACCGACTCGCTTCGCTCGTCGGCTGTCCCGCGCGCGCCCGCGCGGTCCCAACCTGGTCGACGGAGTGTCCCGTCGAGTCCAGGAGACCCGGGCTCCCCGACGCGGGCGTTCACCGACGGCTGGTGCGCCCGCTTCCAGGCCGCCAAGGGTGCGCCCTACGGCTTCGACGGCGCCAAGGACGGGCGGCACGCCGCGGCGATCCTGGCCCTCGCAGGGCTGCGCAAGGAGCCCGAGAGCGCCCCCGAGGAGGCCGCGGCCGCGGTCGCCACGGCGCTCGAGCGGGCCGACCGGCTGCTGGCCTCGACGGACCCCTGGTTCATCGACAAGGGCATCGACCTGGGGACGCTGCACTCGCAGTGGAACCGCCTGGCGAGCGCCGGCCGCGGGGCGCGCGACGTGCGCGTCGGCCAGGCGCAGCCGTCGCCGCACGAAGCGTTCAAGACCACCGGGAGGGTAGACCTGTGACCGACGAACCCCTGCAGGGCCGCATCGACCACCAGGAGCGCCGGGTCGCGGCGATCGGATCCGAGTACGACGTCGCCGGCATGGACGAGCTCACGGCGGAGGCGCTGCGCCGCATCGGCGCGCGGCAGCGCGGGCCGCGCGAGCCGGACCCGGCCGCCACGCGCGACGAGCACCGCCGGTCACTAACCGACGCCGGCGTCGTCGCCGGCCTGGCCGAGCTCGCGGTCGACGGCAACTACACCCGCACCGACGCGCTCCGGTCGCTCGACCAGCAGTTCGACGCCGGGCTGTGCTTCGTCGTGCTGTCGGGCGGAGTCGGGGTCGGGAAGTCAGCCGCGGCCGCGGTGTGGCTGCGAGAGCGCCTCGTGGCGCACGGCCGAATCTGGATGCGCTGGCTGCACGCGCACCACCTGGCGCGCGCGGCGCGCAGCGACGACGGCGACCAGGTCGCGCTGCTCGAGAAGGTCGACTTCCTGGTGCTCGACGACCTGGGGACCGAGTTCCTGGACGCCAAGGGCTGGCTCTCCGCGACGCTCGATTCGATCGTGCACCAGCGTCACGGCGCGCGGCGGCCGACCGTGGTCACGACCAACCTCGACGTCGAGGCCTTCCGCGCGCGCTACGGCGAGCGCGTGGCCGACCGGATCCGCGAGTGCGGCGCCTTCGTGCACGTCGCCGGCGGAAGCATGCGTGGCCGCGCTTGACTCCATGAGAGCGCAGGAGTACACCCGCAGTCGCGTGGTCGATCCGCAGCTCGCTGCTGCGGGTGGGCCGGCCACGCGGCAGGCGGTTCCCGGGAGCAGCGAGCGCGTGATCGCGATCAGCCCTTTTCAGCGCTCTGCCGTGCCCGCGCAACGTCCGATAATCGTTACACCCGCTGGTACGGCGGCTGTCAGGGTTTCGCCGACAGACGCCGGAGGCGAGTGCGCGCAGAATCCGTCGCGGCATGGGGGGGCGGCGGTTGGGGGCTTGCAGGAGCGCCCTCGTGCCGTTGCGTGCACCGTCTTGCCCTCACCTGGACGACTGGCTGCTGTGGCTCGATGCCGCGCAGCAGGCCAGCCCGAACACGACCAGAGCCTACCGAAGCGACTGCCTCGCGTTGCTCACCTGGTCGACCAGGCATACCGGAATCACCGATCCCGCGCTGTTGCAGCCGGCTCACGTGCTGGCCTGGCTGCGCAGCCTGTCGGGCCTGGCCGTGAGCAGCCGCGTGCGCAAGCTCGCCGCGACGCGCTCGTGGTTCCGGTGGCTGATAACGCACGGCCGAATCAGCGCCGACCCGACGGTGCACATGACCAAGCCGCGCCGGCCGTACCGGCTGCCGCGCGTGCTGTCGATCGACGAGGTGACAGCGCTCATCGAGAGCCAGCGCGGGACGGGCTTCGAGGCCTGCCGCGCGCGGGCGCTGCTCGAGCTGCTGTACTCGACCGGCTGCCGGGTCTCCGAGGCGGCCGGCCTGCGCCTGAGCGCGCTGAACTTGGACCGCGGCGACGCGATCGTGTGCGGCAATGGGCGGCGCGAGCGGGTCGTCTACCTGGGGAGCGAATGCCGGGCCGCCGTCGCGCGCTGGCTGGTGGTTCGCGAGGGGTTGCTCAGGGAGTCGAGCTGGCGGGACTCCGGAGCCCTCTTCGTGAACGCGCGCGACGGTGGCCCGCTGTCGGTGCGGAGCATGGGCCGGATCGTGAAGGCCGCGGCGAAGGCGGCCGGGCTGCGGATCCGCGTGCACCCGCACATGCTGCGGCACAGCTTCGCGACGCACCTGTTGGACCGCGGCGCCGACTGCCGCTACGTGCAGGAGCTGCTCGGGCATCGCAGCCTGAGCACGACGCAGATCTACACGCACGTCTCGATCGTGCGACTCAAGGACATCTACAGCGTCGCGCACCCGCGCGCCTGACCACGAGCTGTGGCGGAGCGGGGCCGGCCAGTGAATCCCGCCCCGCTCTAACAGCTGCTCCCGGTCAGCTGCGGGGTGCGCCTTTGCCGGCGCGCCTGGTCGGCCCCGCGACGCTTTCCCTCATTGCCACGCCGCGCGGGGTTGCACCCGGCCCGCTCGGCGCACGAACCCCGGGTGCGTTCTACGAGCCCGCAGTGAGCGGGCGATCGCGTTGCTAAAAGCCGGGAGGGCTGAATGAAGTTCGAGATCAAGAGCCGCTGGAGCGGCGCGCTGCTGTTCGAGTGCGAGGCGGATTCACTGCGCATCGCCGTGCAGCTCGCCGTCAAGAAGAAGACCAACCTGGAGGGCGCGTACCTGGAGGGCGCGGACCTGAGGGGCGCGGACCTGGAGGGCGCGGACCTGGAGGGCGCGTACCTGGAGGGCGCGTACCTGAAGGGCGCGCACCTGGAGGGCGCGAACCTGAAGGGCGCGGACCTGAGGGGCGCGTACCTGGAGGGCGCGGACCTGGAGGGCGCGGACCTGGAGGGCGCGTACCTGGAGGGCGCGTACCTGAAGGGCGCGCACCTGGAGGGCGCGAACCTGGAGGGCGCGTACCTGGAGGGCGCGAACCTGAAGGGCGCGTACCTGCACCCGTCCACGCGCCTCGACACGGGCGAGACCTTCGAGGAGTACTTGCGCGACGTGCTGCCCGCGCTGTGCACCGCGGGCGGCCGCGCGTTGGCGGACGTGATCACGCGTGAGCACTGGGAGTGCCACGAGTGGGCCAACTGCCCGATGGCCGCGGCGTTCGGGGTGAAGGATCCGAACGGCTGTCCGGTGCTGCTGCGGCCGCGCGTGGACCAGTTCGTGAAGCTGTTCGACTCGGGCCTGATCCCGCTCGCAGCAGCGCGCGCGGCAGCGGGGCTGCCGGCGCTGGCGGAGACGCCGGCATGAGCGCGACCACGACCGCCCCCCCCCGTAGAGGTCGGGAAGATCCTCAGCGCGGCGTCACTCAAGCTCAAGCCGCGCGGCGGCGAGAACCGCGGCACGGAGAGCGAGACGCTCACGTGGATGCGCGCCGCCGTGCAGGCTCTCAAGGTCGGCCAGGCCGTCGCTGTTCCGGGCTTTGGCTGTACGGAGATGAAGACCCGGAGGAGCCGCGCAGCGCTCGCCAAGAAGAAGCTGGCGCTGTCAAGGTGCGAGTGGGTCATGCGCATGTCCGCCACCACGCCCACGCTCTACCTGATCCGGCTGCCTGACCCGTGAGCGACCAGCTGCTCTGCCGCTGCGCGCTGCCCGACCCGAAGGTCGCGCCGGGCATGCGCTCGAGCTGCGCGCGGTGCGGCCGGCGGATCTTGGAGACCGACTACGAGCACCGCAGGGTGCGAGCTGAAGGCAGGCGGGCCCGCGTCGAGCGCGCCAGGAGGGCCAAGGGATGAAGACGACCGAGAAGTTGAAGCTGTCGATGCCCGACTTCATCGGGTGGTGGCATGACGCACAGAAAGATCCGCCACCCTACGGCGAGCTGGTCCTGACTTACGACCCAGGCGACCCCTACGAGATCTGTCTCGCTCGGCGTGATCGCACGGACTGGGAGGGGGAGTGGTTCGAGTACTGGCATCCCAACGACGCTGGCCAGTTCGAGGACCAGCTGGCGCGCTTCTGGATGCAGCTGCCGCCGGCGCCGTCACCGTCGCGCAAGAAGAAAGCTCCGAAGCGGAGGGCCAAGGGATGAGCATCACGCTGACGTGGAAGCCCGACGACGGGGCCAAGATCACGGTCGCGACGCCGGGGACGGGTTTCTACAAGGGCGGCCCCGGCCAGCCGGACGTGTTCGCGAGCTTCGAGGCGCAGCGCGGCGAGCTCGTGATCAGCAATGGCTGGTCGGACGCCGACAACCCGAAGCTGGGCGCGCCGGTCTCAGGCACGCTGCGCGTGTTCGGGGCCGAGCCGAAGCTGGCCGAGCCGCGGCACGTGACGATCCAGTTCGGCTGCGCGGAGGTGATCCGCATGGGCGAGCCCTGCGCCTACAGCCCGCCGCGCGAGTGGAGCAACTGGCACACCCGCAACATGCCCGACGACCCGGCTGCCGTCGCGCACGTCATGGAGCGGCTGGCGGAGACCGACTTCTTCTTCGACGACACGCCCTACGCCAACCCCGAGCAGAGCAAGACGAGCGAGGGGCGGGTCTGCCAGGCGCTGTGGGCCGGCAGCCTCGCGGCCGCGCTGGGGATCGAGCAGGACCGCGTGCGCGACGCGGCGCAGGCCTTCGTGGACTTCCAGCTGCGCTGGCGGCACTACTTCTTCTACGACACCGCCGGCAAGCAGCTCACGGCCGCCGGCAACCCGTGGTGGCGCGTGGGGCCCTCCGGCTGGGACGGCCAGGTCAAGCTCGACCTGACCGACGAAAGCAACCCGTACCTGTTCGAGGCCGTGCTGCAGCACCTGGCGTTCGACCGGCTGTTCGAGCTGGCGATCGGCTTCAACAGCTTCAGCGGGCGGCTGTGCACCGAGGCATACATCGAGGCCGTGCTGACACGGCCCGAGTTCAGGAGCGGCACGCTGGCGCAGCAGCAGCGCACGCACGGCTACTGCGCCGAGCTGTCGGCGCGGATCATCCTGGCGGGGATGCAGAACGCCGAGCGCGAGGCGGCGATGCAGCGCATGGTCGGCGGTTGGCGCGAGGCGAACGGCACGAGCGCCGCGCTGTTCCCCTACCCATCGATCTCGCCGCCCAAGACCGGCAAGTGGCCGCACGGCTACCCGAGCCTCGTGGACTGGGAGGTCTACAGCAAGCACTGGAAGCTGTTCCTGCCGCCGGGAACGATGCCGCCGCTCCCCGGCGAAACGTGCGACCACCTGATCCCGTGGCTCGAGCAGCAGGCCCTCGGTCGCGGGCTGGCGAAGACCGCCTTCACGTTCGGCCCGGACGGGCTGTGGCAGGGCAGCGCGATCGTGTGGCAGACGGCGATCGCGCTCGGCGGGCTGTGCGACCTGCGCGACGTGGGCGCGCCCATCGAGGACATCGACAATCTGATCGCGCACGCGGCGCGCTGCATCGTGGGACCCGGCGCCGTGTCGGGCGGGATCGGTGCGACGGGGACGCCGATCACGCCGAACCCGGTCTACAACAGCTACATCGCGCGCTTCCCGAGCCGGGTGACGCCGGGCCCGGGCAAGAACAGCACCACGCGATTCATCTGCGAGCGGCTGCTGCGGGCCGAGCAGTCGTTCCCGGAGTCGAACCTGGCGGAGCTGTGCCGGCAGCTGGCGAAGGTGATCTGGACGGCGACGGACTACCCGAGCGCGGACGCGCCGATCAACCTCGAGACGATGGGCGTGCTGCCCATCAAGGTGTTCGGGGTCAAGGCGACGTGAGCAGCTCGGACTCGATTCACATGCGACGGTTTCGGGGGGTTCTCTTTTCGGAGGTTCCGATGAAGTCGTTGTGTCTTCTGTTCTCTGTGCTCCTGCTGACGACCGCGGCGATGCCGCTGTCGCCGGCCATGCCGGTTGCAGCTCGAGCAGTGCCGCTCGGCGTGCTCGACGTGACGACCTGGGGCGGCGAGCACGCGCTCGTCCACTTCAGCAACGGCGCCTACCTCGTCACCAACGACGAGGCCGGCGCGCTGTTCGCTGAGTACGGCAACCCGGAAGTGGTGGCCCACTTCTCGTGGCTGTCGGACGGCATCGAGGTCGTGCTCGACGTCCGCATGCAGGCCGGCGAGTCCGAGGCCAAGTTCGGAGCCCGCTGCGCGAAGACGGTCGAGGTGATGAAGGCGGCCTTCCCGCCCGACCCGTCGACGCCGCCGGCCGAGGGCTGATTCACATGCGGCGCGTGCAGACTCTGCCGAGGCGCGTTCCTTCCCGCGGGCCCAAAGCTTTCCCGCAGATCGCTTCTCATCCGCGGCCGTCGCCCGGCGCCTGCACGCGCCGCCTTTCCTCGTGAGCAGCTTCTGCAAGGCCTGCAACGCCGAGCTGCTGTGGGCCAAGACCGCCACCGGCAAGGCCAAGCCGCTCAACCACGACCCCGACAGCGGTGGCAACGTCGAGGAGCAGCGCTGTGTACAACCGCAAGTGGATGCGTGAGGTGGGCGCCCGCTGGCGACCCGGAGCGCTGATGCCGTAGCTGTGGGCTGATGGCCCAGCCGGTGGGGACCGGCAACGATGGGGAAGAAGACGACCGGCACGACAAAGCTGACGGGCAGGGGTCCGCGTCGCAGGCGCGTCAAGAACTGGCGCCCCGCCTTCCTGCGCAAGCTCAGCCAGACCCATCACGTCGGCAAGGCCTGCGAGCACGTGCGCGTCTCCCGTGCCTCGGCCTACGCGATGCGCGAGACCGACGCCGACTTCGCCACCGCGTGGGACGCGATCATCAACGAGCGCGTGGCGGTGCTCGAGGACAGCATGTTCCAGCGCGCGACGCGCGGCGTGCGCAAGCCCGTGTGGCAGGGCGGCAAGCTCATGGGCACGGTCTACCTGCCGAGCGACCAGCTCGCGGTTCACCTGTCGCGGAGCTGGGCGCCCGACCGCTACAACCTCGGCCCCGGCGACGGGGCGGCGAGCTCGGTGTCGGCGCGCCAGACCGCCCTCGAGATCCGCCAGGCGCTGCAGGAGATGGAGGCCGCGGCGGCCCCGGCTGCCGTGGGAGGAATTGCAGCAGCGGCAGCCGGAACAGCAGGGGGCGCGCAGGAGAGCGCAGGGCGGTCGGACGGGACAGAGCCCGACCAGCGCGCAGGGGTTGTACATCCCCCTACCAACGGCGAGGGCGCAATTCAAGCCGAGGGGCCTCCATGAGTTGCCTGGCTGGCGACGAGTGGAAGGGTCCGCGGCGCACGCGGCGCTGCCGGTGCGCGGCGCCCAGGTCGGTGCAGCGCTCCCTGGTGCGCGCCGAGGCCATGGTCTGCGCCCGCTGCGGCGCGGCGGGCCAGTGCGTGTCCGGCTTCCACCCGTGCTCCGGCTCGTGGCGCGGGACGATCAGGCCGATGCGCGGCTGGCGCACGCGGTGCACCGGTTGCGGGCGGTTCGGCTGGGAGCTGCCCCGGGGCTGCGCCTGGTGCACGCGCGCGGACCTTCCGCGGCGACGCCGGCGGAGCTGGTGACGGCGTGATCCTGTCCCCGCGGTGGACGCCGATGCGCCACCACACCGAGCAGGACCGCCTGCGCCGCTCGCGGGCCTCGCGCAAGGTCGTGTGCGCCGGCCGCCGCTCGGGCAAGACCGAGATCATGAAGCGCGAGGGCAACGAGCAGACGCTCGCGGGCGGGCCCGAGCACCTGGTCGACTTCCGGGCCTACTTCGGCGCGCCCACGCGCGACCAGGCCAAGGAGATCTACTGGGAGGATCTCAAGGCGCTCATGCCCGAGCGCTTCGTGCGCCGCTACCGCGAGAGCGACCTGGCCATCGAGCTCGTGCACGGGCCGAAGCTGCGCGTCATCGGCATGGACAAGCCGCACCGCGCCGAGGGCGGGCCCATCGACTGGATCTGCCTCGACGAGTTCGCCGACATGAAGCCCGACGCGCTGGCGAAGTCGATCCTGCCGGCGCTCTCGACGCCCGGGCGCCGCGCGGGGCAGCTGCGCCTGATCGGCAAGCCCAAGCTCGGCGCGCGCCACTTCCGCGAGGCCTTCAACAAGGCCCGCGCCGGCGAGCTGGGGCCCGACTGGGACGCGTTCTGGTGGCCCTCGCGCGACATCATGGACCCGGCCGAGATCGAGGCCCTGCGCAAGAGCATGGACCCGCTGTCCTTCGCCCAGGAGATCGAGGCCTCTTGGGTCAACGCCGAGGGGCGCGCCTACCAGCAGTTCACCCGCGAGGAGCACGCGCGCGAGAGCCTGCGCCCCCTCTACGACCCGACGCGGCCGCTCGTGATGGCCTTCGACTTCAACGTCGACCCGGGCGTGGCCGAGGTCGCCCAGGAGATCCGCTACCACGTGGACAAGCCGCTCCACCGGCCCGAGGTCGACCGCTACCCGACGGCCTGGCTGGGCGAGGTCTGGATCCCGCAGAATGGCTACGTGCCCAACGTGTGCCGCCGGCTGCTCGAGGACTGGGGCAGCCACGCCGGTGAGGTGCACCTGTACGGCGACCCGTCCGGCGGCGCGCGCCAGGCCACGCAGACCGAGGGCACGGCCTGGCAGATGATCAGGAGCTACCTGCGCCCGGTGTTCGGCGACCGGCTGCGCGTCATGGTGCCGCGCAAGGACCCCGGCCAGCGCGCGCGCGTCGACGCGATAAACACCCGGCTGCGCACCGCCGACGGCCAGCTGCACACGCTGATCGACCCGACGGGTTGCCCGCATCTGGTCGAGGACCTCGAGTCGGTCGTGCTGGTCAAGGGCGGCACCGGCGAGCTCGACAAGAGCGACCTGGCGCTGACGCACCCGAGCGACGCGGCCTGCTACTACCACGCCGAGAAACACCCGCTCTCACCCTTGACTCTGGTCGAGGAGACGTTCTACTGAGGGCCGTGCCGGGGGGATCCCGGCGTGCGTGTGTGGGGCGAGGGGATCTTGTGGCCACGCGCGCGGAGACCTCACGCACCTGAGCGTCCGGTCGCCAGCAGCATCAGGCGACCGTGGAGACGCGCGTGGCAGGCGACGAGCCGAGGCCGTTCCTGTTCAGGGTCCAGAGCACCTTCGTCCCGGCAGGCCTCGTCGTCTCCGCGCTGATCCTGGGCTTCACGGGTCGCTCGATCCTGCAGAGCGAGCGCGACGCGACCAAGGCCTCGATCGAGGCCGTGACCACGAGCACGGCCGCGGCGCTCAAGGAGTGGCAGCTGCAGCAGGACGCGCGCGAGCGGCAGTACCGCGAGCAGCAGGACAAGCAGAACCTAGACTTCCAGTCGAGCGTGCTGCTGCAGATCAGCCAGATGCGCGGCGAGCAGTCGGCTGTGCAGGCCTCGGTCTCGCGCGTCGAGCAGACGCTGGCCGTGCTCACCGCCACGCAGTCGCAGCTCGCGTTCACCGCCGACCTGCGGCTGTGGGCCGCCGACATCGCGCGCGAGAACCCGACGATGAAGATCCCGCCCTTCGTGCCCACCGCCCAGTCGAACGAGAAGAGGTGACCCATGGCCGACTTCCCCGCACAGCCCGCCGCACTGAACTTCCGCGACAAGCCCACGTTCGGCTCCTCGGCCGCGGTCAACACGACCGGCCTGCAGATCCTCGCCGCCGATCCGCTGCGGCGTATGGGGACCTGGATCCGCAACACCGGCGGCACCAACGCCCTGCTCGTCGGCGACGCTTCGGGCACGGCGGTCTACAGCCAAGCGGCCTCGGCCGCTGCGCCTCCGGTGTTCATCCCGGGCACGGGCGCGATCTTCGTCAAGGCCGCGGCCTCAACCACGGACGTCTGCTGGATGGCCTACTGAGTTCTCGTTCCGGAAGGAGTTCGTCATGCCCATGTCGAAGCCGCAGAAGCTGTTCACGCTCATCGTGGTGACAGTGGCGCTCGCGCTCGGCGCGGGTGCCTTGCTCGCGGGCTGCACGCCCGAGGAGGCCGACGCGACGCGCCAGGAGTGGCAGCAGCGCACCGTCGCTGCGATGCAGGAGGCGGGCGTCGATCCTGCCGAGGCGAGCACCGACGAGTGGAAGGAGTACGGGGGCGCGACGCTCACCGCGATGCTGGCCGAGGGCAAGGAGGTCCCGGCCGAGCCCGCACAGGACTGGCTCGACTTCGGGCTCAACGCCCTGATGAGCTTCCTCGGGGTGAAGGGCTCGATCCTCGGCGCGCAGGCCGTGGCCGCGATCATCCGCGGCCGACGCACGCGCGGCACCGAGAACCTCGGCACCTTGGTCAATCCCGAGACGAGCTGGCCGGACACGCTCAAGGCGCTGGCCGCGCTGACGCTTGACACGCACTCGCCGGCGGCGGCTGCGCCCGCACCTGGGCCCGGGCCCACCCCGTGAACGCCACCAGCCTGCTCGTCTTCGTCGCGGGCCTGGCCACCGGCATCGGCATCTGCCGCTGGCCGGACAAGGCCGGCGTCGCGCTGTGCGGTGTGATCGCCGTCATCGCGCTCGTGGTGGCCGGCCTGCTGCCGTGACCGATCTCTCTCACCCGCACCGCCTTGCCCAGGGCGCTCTGGGGAAACTCCTGGCCGTCGCTCCTCCCGCGACCGCGCAGGGAAGGGGAAGGCCGCGCACGGCGGCCTGCGCTCGTCTCGGGTGTGGCGCCCGTGCACGTCCGGGTCGTGGTCGAGTCCCGAGCTCGGCCACGACCAGCTTTTCCGTGAGCTGACCCGATGGCCAAGGTCAAGCGCCCGCCGCCAACGCCCACCGAGACCAACGCGTGGGTGGGCAAGGAGTCCGCCGTCTACCGGCGGATGGCCGAGCGCACCAAGCTGATCGACGCGCTCATGGGTGGCACCGAGGGGATGCAGAAGGCCGGCGAGGTCTACCTGCCGAAGGAACCGGGCGAGGAGAGGCCCGCCTACGACACGCGCCTCAGGCGCAGCACGTGCCACGGCTTCCTGCGCTCGACGGTGCGGCGGCTCTCGGCCCGGCCCTTCGGCAAGCCGGTCACGATCCGCATCGGCCGCGACCTGGGGACGCTGCCCGAGCTGCTCGCGCCCATCGAGAGCGACGCCGACTACAGCGACTCCAGCCTGACGCAGTTCGGCCGCCGGCTCATGGCCGACGCGCTGCAGCGCGGCCTGGTGCACTTCCTGGTCGACATGCCGGGAGACGTGCGCGAGCTGTCCACCAAGGACGAGCGCGAGGGGCGCGTGCACCCCTACTTCGTGCACGTCTCGGCCAAGGACCTCATCGGCTGGAAGGCGCAGCGCGGCAAGGGCAACCGCCTCGAGCTGACGCAGATCCGGATCCGCGAGTGCCACGTCGTCGAGGTCGACGGCGAGGAGACCGAGGTCGAGCACGTGCGCGTGTGGGACGCGCCCAGCGAGGCAGCCGAGGGCGTCGACGCCGTGCCCGGCACCTGGCAGCTGTACCGCAAGAACAAGGACGCCGACGGATACGCGCTCGTCGAGAGCGGTCCGCACACCTTCCCTGGCATCCCGCTCGTCACGGTCTACTTCAACCGCACGGGCTTCATGGAGGCCGAGCCGCCGCTCGCCGACCTGGCCGAGCTCGAGCGGGCGCACTGGGCCAGCCGCAGCGACCAGACGAACATCCTGCGCTACGCGCGCGTGCCCAAGATGGCCATGGCCGGCGTGAGCGACGAGGAGAGCCGCAAGCCATCGCTGCTCGGCGTGCAGGCGGTGTGGAAGCTCAAGGACCCGAACAGCAAGGCCTGGTGGGTCGAGATCCAGGGCAACGCGGTCTCAGCCGGCCGCCAGGACATCCTCGACCTGCAGGCCGAGATGAACGTGCGCGCCCTGCAGCCGCTCATGGAGCGCACCGGCGACGAGACCGCGACGGGCCAGGAGATCTCGGACAAGAACACGACCAGCGACCTCAAGGCCTGGGTGCGCGCCATCGAGGCGGGGTTCCTGCAGGGCTTCGGGTTCGCCGCCCTGTTCGCGCGCACGAAGCTGCCCGAGAAGTTCGGCGTCGACGTGTTCGACGACTGGGCGCCGCCCTCGCTCACGCTCGACCAGGTGCGTCTGCTCAAGGAGATCCGGCAGGCGGGCGAGCTCTCGCGCACCACCTTCCTGTCGCTGCTGAAGGGGCTGATCCTGCCCGAGGACCTCGACGTCGCCAAGGAGGCGGACGCGATCGAGGACGAGGGGCCGTCGCTGGCCGAGTTCGGCGCGCCGTCGATGGAGGTCGACGTCGAGACCGGCGAGCCGACCGAGCCCGCTGCCGCCGAGGCGGGCGCTGCGGCCGAGGAGGGTGGGCAAGTGAAGCCACGCGTTCCGGCCACCGGCAACCTGGCCGACACGGCGCTCACCGGTGCGCAGGTGCAGTCGGCGCTCAGCATCGTGCAGGAGGTCGGGGCCGGGAAGCTGCCGCGCGACTCGGGCGTGTCGATGCTCGTCGGCTTCTTCAACCTCGACCCGACGGAGGCCGAGGCCATCATGGGCTCGGTCGGCAAGGGCTTCACGCCGAAGGCCGACCAGGCGCCCGCGGAGCCGACGCCAGGTGACGACGACGAGCGACCGGTGTGAACGCGCAGTCTGCAGCGCTGTTCGACGCCCACCTCGAGCTGCCGCGCGCGGTCGTCTTCAAGCGCTTCGCCCGGATCCGCGGCGTCGGCTGCGATCCCGATGACCTCGAGGCCGTGGGCCTGGTCGCGCTGTGGAAGGCTGCACAGGAGTTCGACGGGCGCGGTCGCTTCAGCGGCTTCGCGTGGCGCTCCATCGAGTACGCGATCCTCGACCGGCTGCGCGACGGACGCGTCATCCGCAGAAAGCGCGACCGGACCAAGCCCTGCCCCAAGCAGATCCCGGCGAGTGTGCTGGCCTCGCGTGGGGATATGGTTCCGTTCGATCCGCCCGTCCCCGACGAGACGGTCGAGCAGCGCGAGCGTGCCGCGGTGCTGCATGCCGCCATCGAGCGGCTGCCGGCCTACCTGCGCGTGACCGTGCACGCGCGCCTGGCGGGCCGGTTGATCACCGGGCGCTACCGTCGGCTCAACGCCGCCCTGCGGGTGCTGAGCACCGACGCGCGCCTGATGCAGGTCGCCGGTGGCTGTAGGTAACACGCCGCGAGGCCGCATGAAGCACCCCGCGCCCAAGCTGCCGCCCTTCCCGCTGGAGTGGACCTGCGACGTCTGCCAGATGAAGGGCCTGACCGTGCAGCGCATCGACGACCACCAGGCGGTGGCGTGCCCGCTGTGCGAGCGGATCTTCTGCGCGCAGTGCAGCAGCCGGCACTTCATCGGCGGGCAGCTGTGCCGGCGCCCGGCCGGCGGCAAGGCGGCCTGAGTGGGCAAGGTCCCGAAGATCGACGAGCGGCTGCTGCGGGCACTGGGCGGCAAGCCGGCCGACCAGGTGCTCATGGCCCGCGGGATCCGCCACGCGCTCTACCTCGAGCGCTTCAAGACGCACGAGGTGGGCCGGGTCCTGGGCTTCCTGAACGAGCAGCTGCTGCCCGACGTCCTCGCGCGGATCGAGGCGCGACTGCGGCGTGTCGAGGAGCGGGGCTTCGACACCGGGGTGCACTCCACCAAGCGCCTGCTCAGCTTGGCGACGGAGCTGCGCGGCGTGCTGGCCGGCGGGGCGGTCCGGGCCAGCGAGCGGCTGCAGGAGGACCTCTGGGCCATGGCCGCGTCCGAGGCCCAGTGGCAGCGGACGCTGCTGACCAAGACCGTGCCGCTGCAGATCGAGTGGGGCGCGCCGAGCCCGGCCACGCTGCGGTCGATCGTGACCGCTAGGCCGATGGCCGGGAAGCTGCTCAAGGACTGGTTCAGCGACCTGGCGGTCGACACCCAGCGGCGGGTCACCCAGCAGATCAACCTCGGCATGGGCAGCGGCGAGACGGTCTCACAGATCGTCGCCAGGCTGCGCGGGACGCGCGAGAACCGGTTCACCGACGGGGTGCTCAACGCGACCCGGCGCGAGGCCGAGCGGGTCGTGAGGACCGCGGTGGGGCACGTGTCCAACCACGCGGCCGAGGCCACGATGGAGGCCAACCCCGAGGTGATCGAGGGGGTGCGCATCCTGGCCACCCTCGACACGACGACCTGCCCTCAGTGCGGCGAGCTCGACGGCCAGGTGTTCCCGCTGGGCGAGGGCCCGCGGCCGCTGTTCCACCCCAACTGCCGGTGCAAGGCGACGCCCAAGATGAAGACCTGGAAGGAGCTCGGGATCGACCTCCGCGAGCGCAAGCCTGGCGAGCGCGCGGCGATGGGCGGGCCGGTCAAGAGCACCCTGAGCTATTCCCAGTGGATCAAGGACCAGCCGGCCTGGGTGCAGGAGGAAGCGCTCGGCCCCGCGCGCGCGACGCTGCTGCGCGAAACCGACCTCGAGATCGGCGATTTCACCGACCGGCGCGGCCGAATGCTCAATCTGCAGCAGCTCGAGGCGCTGGTCGACGCGTGAGCGCGGCGCAGCGCGCGCCGCGGCGTGCCGGCCGCGCGGCCCGCAGTTTGCTCGCTGGCGGCGTGAGCACGGGGCAGTGGGCGCCCTTCTCCCCCTCCCCTCCCGCGGCAGTCCCTGCCCCGTGCTTTCTCTTGAATCAGCCCTGGTGGCGATGTAGCACTGTGGCCACAGCAGCCGCTGCGCAGGGAACGGGAGCCCGGCGCCGCACCGATGGGCGAGCTTCATGGGGAAGTTGAAGCGGGTCGTCGACTCGCTGGACGCGATCGCGGAAGCGCACCGCGAGCTCTACGGCAAGGGGCAGGACGGCAAGTACTACCTCGACTACGAGGGCTCGGAGGAGCAGCACCGCGCGCTCCAGGCCGAGCGCCAGCGCGCCGACATCGCCGAGGGCCGGCTGCGCGCCTACGGCGACCTGACGCCCGAGACGGCCAAGGAGACGGCGCAGCGCCTGGCCGCGCTCGGCGACCTGACCGACATGAAGCAGAAGGCCGCGGACGCCGCGGTGTGGAAGGCCAAGCACGACGAGCTGCTGCCGCGCGTCAGCGCCCTCGACGCGGAGAACACCAAGCTGACGTTGGCCGAGATGGCCAACGCGGCCTTCGACGCGCACAAGGTGACCGGCCGGCGCGCCGTGATGCTCGCCGTGAAGGACGCCGTGCGTCCCGTCGTCGAGAATGGCGTGCGGTCCTTCCGCGTCTACGGCCCCGACGGCAAGCCGCTCGTGACGAAGCGGCCGGGCGCCTCCGATCCGTACATGACCCCCGACGAGTACATCGGCGAGGTCCTCCGGGGCGACCCGGAGTTTTCAGCGCATTTCGGTGGTTCAGGCGCCGCGGGAAGCGGCGCTGGTGGGAATGCTCGCGGGGGATCCGCCGGCAGCTCTCGAACCATTTCCGGCGACGCCGAGTCGCTGGGGGCCAACCTCGAGAAGCTCGCGACCGGAGAGGTCACGGTCAGCTCGTAGTCGGTCGGTGATTCGGCAGGCGGGCCCGATGGGGGATCCAGAGGCTCGCCAACGCGCGGGGGATCTGCGCGCTGGTGATCGCTTCTAACACTCCGCACCTCGTGCGGGCCGGTGATGCCGAGCCCGCCATCAAGGGGAAGTCCTCGTGGCCAACGACCTGTCAGCAATCATGCCCAAGATCCTCGCGCGCGGGCACATGCTCCTGCGCAAGACGCTGGTGATGCCGCGTCTCGTCAACCTCGACTACAACGCCGAGGCCCGCATGCCCGGCGACACCATCGACGTGCCGCTGCCGGTGTCCTACACCGCGGTCGACGTCACGCCCGCGGGCACGCCGCCGACGCCGAACCAGACCACCCCCGAGAAGGTCCAGGTGGTCATGGACAAGCACAAGCACGCCGACTGCGTGCTCACCGATCCCGATCTTATGAAGATCGACAAGGACAAGCACTTCCTGCCGATGCAGCTCGAGGCCGCGATCGACGCGTGCGGCAAGATCATGAGCACCGACATCTGGTCCGAGTACAAGGGCGTTTTCGGCTACGCCGGCACGGCGGGTACCACGCCCTTCGCGTCAGCGATCACGCAGGCCACCGATGTCCGCAAGGGCCTGAACAAGCAGCTCTGCCCGAAGGGCACGCGCCGCTTCGTGCTCGACCACGATGCCGAGGCCAACGCGCTCAACCTCGCGCCCTTCCGTGACGCCAGTCAGAGCGGCGACGGCACGGTGATCACCGAGGGCGAGATCGGTCGCAAGCTGGGCTTCGACTGGTACAGCGACGACGACGTGCCGACGCACACGGCCGGCACCGGCGCGAGCGCGACCACGAACACCGCCGGTTACGCGGCCGGCGTGAAGACGGTCACGCTGGCCTCGGCCGGCACCGGCACGATCCTGGTCGGCGACATCATCACGTTCGCTGGGCACAGCCAGACCTACGCGGTCACGGCGGGCGACGCCGACGTGAGCAACGGCGGCACGATCAGCTTCTACCCGGGCCTGCAGGTGGCCCTGGCGGCGAGCGCGATCGCGATCACCCTGAAGGCGAGCCACGTGGTCAACCTGGCCTTCCACCGCGACGCGTTCGCGCTGGCGACCCGGCCGATCGCCGACGCCGTGAGCTTCTTCACCGGCGGCAGCACGATCAGTTCGGTGACCGACCCGAAGACCAGCGTCACCCTGCGCCTCGAGGTCATGCGCCAGTACAAGCAGACCGTCTGGGACGTGGACTTGATGTACGGCAAGAAGCTCGTCCGTCCCGAGCTCGCCTGCCGCCTGGCTGGCTGAGTCCCTCTGCTGGACCGGTCGTCGGGAGCATGCGCGCCTCCCGGCGGCCGGTCATCTGCAGCGCGCAACGGAGAGGGAACCCATGCCATTCAAGCCGATCACGCCCGACCCCGACCCCAGGCCGTGGATGCGGCGCGACATCAAGGTCAGGAACGTGCAGCTCATCAAGACCATCGAGCTCGTCGGACCCAAGGGCGACAAGGTCGTGGTCAACGAGTGCGACCAGGAGAGTTGGACTGGCCGCGGCTACAAGGCCACGGGCAAGGCCTCGCCGCAGGATCCGGTGACGGCCAACTCGCTGCAGACCGCCGGCGCGTTCGCCGACGACGAGTCCTGATCCGCAGCCGTGGTGCACGTGGTCGAGACCGGCGCGGGGCTGAGCGACGCGAACGCGTACCTGTCACTCGCGGACGCGGTGCTCTACTTCGCCGACCACGCGAACGCGGCGTGGACGGGCACGGACCCCGCGAAGGAGCTGGCGCTGCGCCAGGCCACGCAGTACCTCGACGCGTACTACCACCCGTTCTGGAAGGGCGACAAGAAGCTCTCGACGCAGGCGCTCGACTGGCCGCGCGCCGGCGTGTGCGACGAGAACCACTACCCCATTGCCAGCGACAGCCTGCCGACCAAGCTCAAGGAGGCGTGCGCCGAGATGGCGGTGCGCGCGCTCACTGAGTCGCTGCTGCCCGACGTCGCGCCGGCCAGCTCGGGCGCGCTGATCTCGAAGTCGGTGGAGGTGGGCCCAATCAGCGTCAGCAAGACCTGGTCGGGCTCGGGCCAGAGCACGACCAAGTACTACCGGATCGCGGACCTGCTGCTCGCCGACCTGGTGCTCGACTCCAACGCGCTGATCCGAGCCTGAGCGATGCCCACCGAACTCGACCTCGAGCTGCTGCCGGAGGCGCTGGACGTGATCGCGACCTACGGGCGCGACGCCGCGTTCACGAGCGCGCCGACGGGCTACTCGCCGACCACCGGCGCCGCGACCGCGGGCACGTCGCTGGGCACGGTGAAGGTCTCGCCGCCGGCCGTCGACCGCAAGCTCATGGACGAGGACCTGATCCAGCAGGGTGACACCGCCGTGCTCGTGGCGGCCTCGGGCCTGGCCTTCACGCCGGCGGTGAACCAGACGCTGACGATCAGCGGCCAGGTGTGGGGCGTGGTGGCCGTGACCGAGTTCCACAGCGGCGAGCAGATCTGCGCCTGGGGCCTGCACCTGAGGCGCGGCGGATGAGCTGCCCCCGCCACGTCGTGCTCGTGGTCCTCGACGACGTCGGGGTCGACAAGGTCGGCTGCTACGGGCACCCGACGGCCGGCCCGACGCCGACGCTCGACGGCCTGGCCAGCGGCGGCATCCGCTTCAGCCGCGCCTACGTGAACCCCAGCTGCGCGCCCACGCGCTGCGCGTTCCTCACCGGGCTCTACGGCAGCCGCACCGGCATCGACACGGGCGTGCCCACCTACGAGCCCGACACCAACCCCAACGGCGACTTCCTGCCGGCCGACGAGCTGCCCTGGCTGCCGCGGCTGCTGTCCGAGCAGATCGTGCACTGCGACCTGGTGGGGAAGTGGCACCTCACGCACATCGCGGCGCCCGACTACCACCGAGACCCGATCGCCAAGGGCTACAGCAACTGGCGCGGGCACCTGAGCAACATCCTCTCCGCGCAGGGTGAGGGGCCCTACAGCTGGAGGAAGCAGTACGCCGACGGCGCCGGCTGGACCGAGGCGACGCAGACGGTCTTCTGCACGGTCGACAACTGCTACGACGCGAGCCAGGCGCTGGCCGCCTCGATCAGCCGGCCGTCGTTCCTGTGCCTGAGCTTCAACGCGCCGCACCCGCCCTGGGACCAGCTGCCGCCCGCGGGCAGCTACACGCCGGTCGGCGGGCTGCAGACGCAGCCCAAGAAGCAGCAGTACGCGCTGCAGGCCGTCGACACCTACCTCGGCCAGCTCATGGCCTACTACGCCGCCCAGCACCCCGCGGCGGCCGCCGAGACGCTGTGGCTCGTGCTGGGCGACAACGGGACCCCGGCGGCGGCCATCGAGCCGCCCACGGCCGCGCACCAGCACAAGGCCACGCCCTACGAGGGCGGCGTGCACGTGCCGCTGATCGCCTGGGGCGCCGGCGTCGACCAGCCCGGCCGCGTCGACTCGCGGCTGATCCATGCCGTGGACCTGCACACCACGCTGCTCGAGCTGTTCGGCGCGCCGGCCGTGGCCGGCACCGACGGCCTGAGCTTCCTGGCGGCGCTGGGCAACCCGGCCGCGCCGGCCGCGCGGATCTCGGCCTACTGCCGCCACGCCCAGCCCAACGGCTTTGGAGCGAAGGACTGGGTCGAGGAGTGCGCGGTCGAGGCGCGCTGGAAGCTCGTGCGCAAGACCACGGGCGCCACCGTCGTGCTGCAGCTGTTCGACCTGGTGGCCGACCCGGCCGAGCTGACCAACCTGTACCCGGGCAGCACGCAGGAGCAGGCCGACGCGATCGCGGCGCTCACGGCGGTGCTCAACGCCGGCACGGCGGGCCCGCCGTGAACGGCAACTTCGACGAGTTCAACCGCCAGCTCGAGGGCCTCATCGAGAAGCAGCTGCCCGAGCGCGCACTGAAGTTCCAGCTCAAGGTCGCGGGCGACGCGATCGACGGCGTGATAAAGCGCACGCCGGTCCTCGACGGGCTGCTGCGCTTCAACTGGCAGGCCTCGGTCTACGGGCCCATCGACACGGTGCGCGACGGCAGCGATGCCGAGGGCGAGGGCCAGGCGACGAGGGCCGAGGCGAAGGCAACGCTCAAGGCGCAGCTGCACCCCTACGGCACCGCCTATCTGAGCAACCCGACGCCATACGCGTCCGTGATCGAGGACGGCGGCTACCCCAGCCCGGTCAAGCGCGGCACGCGCATCCGCAACGCGCGCCGCCGGCAGCGGCGCCGCGGGCTGCTCGATCGCAGCGCCGAGGCGCGCGAGGCCTTCCTGCTGGCGGGCGAGACCGCCGACTACGAGATCCGCAGCGCGGGCGGCTTCAGCAAGCGGGCGCCGCAGGGCATGGTCGGCGTGACCGTGCTCGAGCTCCAGGATTACTTCGAGAGGGACTGAGCGATGTCGATGTCGAACTCCGCCGAGACCAACCTGGGCAAGCTGCTGCTGCAGAACGTGACGTGGGCCAACGTCGGCGACGCGACGGGCCTGGTCGGCAGCGCCGTCGCGGGCAGCTGGTACTGCGGCCTGGCCACGGCCTTCCCCGGCGAGGGCGGCACGCAGGCGACCAGCCAGGCGGCCTACACCGGCTACGCGCGCGTCGCCGTGGCGCGCTCGACCGGCGGCTGGGCGATGGCCAACAACATCGGCGACAACGTGGGCGCGATCACGTTCCCGGTCTGCACCGGCGCGCCCGAGACCGAGTTCTGGTGGACGCTGGGCCGCGACTCGGGCACCGGCGCCGGCGAGCTCTTCGCCTTCGGCCCGCTGATCCAGTCGGGCGCCGACTACTTCGTGTTCGTCGCGGCGACCTCGGACACGCTCACCGTGCCGGGCAACCCCTTCGCGGTGAACGACGAGATCTGCTTCCTCGCGATGGCTGGCGGCTCGGCGCTGCCGACCGGGATCACCGAGGGCACGCGGTACTTCGTCAAGACGAGCTCGGGCAACGACATCACGATCTCGACCACGCAGGGCGGCTCGACGCTCGACATCACCGCGGCGGGCGCCGGGTTCTGCATCAAGATGACCCACCTGGCGGTGGACGTGAACATCACGCCGTCGTTCGCGGCCGGGGTGCTCGACCTCGTGTTCGCCTGATGGGACTGTGGATCTGCAAAGCGGCGGACTCGGACATCCTCCCGTCGGGCAACGTCCTGGTGTCCAAGAATCTCGCGCTCGACACCGAGACGCCGTCCAACGTCAATATCACGGTCCCCGGCAGCTCGACGCGCAACATGCGCTTCCGCACGGTGCTGAACGTGCCGAACGACCCGGCCATGTGGGCCTCGGGCAACGCGACCGCCACGGTCAACGTCGTGACCGGCTTCTCGAATGTGCGCGTGGCCTGCACGCCGCACCGCGAAGACTCGGCCGGCAACAACGTCGAGCAGCTCGCCACCACGGCTGAGCAGACGCCGGTGTCGGGCAATGTCCTGACCTTCACGTGGACGCCCCTCACGTGGGCCGTCTCCGCCGTCGCCCAGACCGATCGCCTGCGGCTGCACATCGCCTGGCGCACGACGAACGCGACGGCCCGTACCTGCACGATCCAGGTCGGTGACGCCAACGCGTCCTTCGATCTCCCCGTGGCCTGGCTGGGCGAGCTGCGCGGCCGGGCGATGATCAGCCTGGCGGGCCTCGGGCAGCTCGGCGGCGCCGGCGGTCTGGTGGGGCGCTCGCTGCTCAGCGTGTCGGGTCGCGGCGGGCCGCTCGCGGGCGCCGGCGCGGCGCGCGGGCGCGCCCTGATCGGCATCGCAGGGCGCGCGGCGGCGGGTGGCAGTGGAGCGCTGCGCGGGCGCGCCATCGCGTCGCTCGCGGGTCGCGGCGTCGCCGGTGGGACAGGCGTGCTGAACGGCCGAGCGGTCGTGTCCGCGGCGGCGCGCGGCGGCCCTCCGGCGGGGGCCGGGGCGCTGGCCGGACGCGGCCTGGTGGGCGCCAGCGGCCGCGCCACGCCCTCCGGCGCCGGCGCCCTGGCCGGCCGGGCGCTGCTGCAGCTGCTCCCGCGTGGCGTGCTGGCCGACCTGCAGGCCGCCGTTGGCGGGTGCGTCGAGACGATCCTCGCTGCGGTCCGGAGCCGCTACGCGACGCTCGTGGAGGGCGCGCACGCCGTCCCCACGCTGCACGACAACGAGGGCGAGGCCATGCCGGACAGCTCGGCCTGGGTGCGCTTCTCGCTCGAGCTCGACCGCTCATTCCAGATGGACTTCGGCGGCGCCGAGCAGAGCCGCCGGCTGCTCGGCCAGGCCACCGCGGCGATCTACCTGCCCTTCGGGACGGGCGACGGCGAGGCCTGGGAGCTGGCCGACATCATCAACGACGCCTTCCGCGGCCAGGCCGCCGACGGCGTGATCTACAGCCCGCCGCCCTACCCGATCCGGCGCGGGCTCGTGGACGACCGCTGGGTGCTCGAGGTCGTCGTGCCCTTCTACGCGCAGTGCGCGGAGCCGGTCGCATGACGAGCTGGACCGAGATGGCCGCCGCCGTGCGCACCCGGATGAGCACGGCGCTGCCCTCGGTGGCGGTGCAGTACGACAACCACGCCCTGACGCCGCCCGACGTCGCGCCCTGGGTGCGCTGGACGCTGCAGCCGGCCGGCGTGCGCCAGCCCGAGTTCGGCACCTACCGCACCGACGGCCGCGCCGTGGCGTCGATCTTCACGCCGATGGCGATGGGTGTGCAGGCTGGCCTGGCGCTGGCCGACACGATCAGCGCGGCCTTCCGGCTCGTCGCGGCGTCCGGGGTGACCTGGCGCTCGCCGGCGGTGCGCACGATCGGCCGCGCGGGGAAATGGTGGCAACTAAACGTCGAGTGCCCGTTCTACACTGAGGACCAAGCCTAGCGGGGTGATGCCCGCGCAGCAGGGGAAGAAGACATGTCCGACACCAATCGGCTGACGCTGTATTCCAAGAAGCAGTCCGCCTTCGGGACGCAGGCGACCGGTAACTACCAGACCTACCGCTTCGCCGGCGAGAGCCTGGCGACGATCACGGGCGCGACGCCCTCCGACGAGATCGAGAGCGGGCGCATGGTGACGGACGTCGCGCAGACCGCGCGCCACACCGAGGGCCCGATCCGCGCGCGCTTCAGCTACGGCGCGTACGACGAGTGGCTGGCGGCCGGGCTGCAGGCCGATCAGGCCGACACCTGGCAGGCCGTGCAGACCGACACGCTCGCCGCGGGCAAGACCCTGCAGGCCGTCGCCGCGGGCAACATCCTGCGCACCGCGGGCGCCAGCAAGATCGTGTGGGCCAACCACGGCCTCGGGCGGTGGATCCGCGTCAAGGGCTTCGCCACCAACCCGGCGACGATCTGGTGCCGCATCACCGCGATCGCGGGCGACGACGCCACGGTCGACCACGTGACCCTGGTCGACGAGGCCGCGATCAGCACGGGCGAGGTCGAGCGCGGCCCGTACATCACCAACGGCGTGACCGAGCGGCTGTACTCGCACGAGATCAAGTACGGCGACCTGTCGAGCAACTTCGTGCTGTGGCGCGACCAGACGATCGCGGGGATGAACTTCGCGGTGGCGGCCGACGGCCTGGTGGACCTGGGCTTCAACTGGATGGGCGCGCAGGAGATCTCCAACACCTCGACGCAGGCCGGCACGCCGGTGGCGTCGACGGACAAGCGAATCATCAACGGCGTCTCTCACATCAAGGCCGTGATGCTCGACGGCACCACCTTCGGCATGAGCAAGCTGAGCTGGCAGCTCTCCAACGCCGTGCGCCAGCGCCTCGAGCTGGGCTCGCTGGGCCCGGTGTCGTTCGGCTACGGGCGCATGACCTGCGAGGTCGACCTCGAGGCCTACTACGCCAACAACACGAACCTGGCCAAGCACCTCAGCTTCGCCGATGTCGGCCTGGCCTTCCGCGTGGTGGACATCGACGGCAACGCCTACGTGATCCACTGGCCGGCGGGGAACTTCACCGCGGGCACGCGCCAAGGCGAGCGCACCGACGACGACGTGTTCCAGAAGCTGCACTTCATGAGCAAGAAGCACAACACGTGGGGGTACCAGATGCAGATCGCGAAGTGGGACGTCTGATCCATGCCGTCACTGCACTGCATGGACCTGAGGGCCGAGCAGGAGGGCCTCGAGCTGCCCTACGACCCGCAGCCGGGCATCGTCGTGCGCATCGCGCGCATGAACAACCCGGCGATGGTGGCCTGGAATAACAGCCACGAGGGCAAGGAGCGGCTGCGCCAGCTCAAGCTGCAGCTCGGCCATGACAAGGGCGTCGACCGCTGGTACCGCGAGAGCGTCGCGCAGTGGGTCGTTCGCGGCTGGTCCGGCATGCACGTGCGCGCGACGCAGCAGGAGCAGCCCTACGGCGTCGAGGCCTCGATCGAGTACATGGTCGAGCCTCGCTACTACCAGTGGCAGGACTGGGTGGCGGCGCGCGCGGGGGAGACCGAGCGCTTCGTCGAGCGCGAGAAGGAAGACGCCTCAAAAAACTCACCGCCTGCCTGACGTGGGAGCTGCGGTGGAAAGCGGACCCTCGGCGCCTGCGCGTGGCGGAAATCGCCGCGAGCGAGGGGCAGGGGCCGGATCCACTGAACGACCGCCCCGAGCTGTGGCCGGAGCTGTCGGACGTCTGGGCGGGCTGGTGGCAGCTTCATACGGGGCGCGGCCAGGGCGTGAGCGGGCCGCTGCCGATCACGCTGGTCGAGATGGTCGCGCTGCTCGACGTCACCCGCGTGACCGATCACGAGTCGCGGGTCGATCGGTGCCGGTGGTGGCGCGAGATGGACGGGGCCTTCTTCGAGCGGGTGGCTGCGCAGCGCGAGGACCGAGGCCGTGACCACCCTCTACCTGGAGATGAACGCTGACAAGGTGAAGTCGGGGGCCGAGCAGGCCGCCGGCGCGCTGCGCAAGGTCCAGGCCGAGACGAAGGCCACCGAGCGCACATTTGCCGACGCCGCGCGCAGCAACCAGGCGTTCGCGCTCACGATGGGGCAGCTGCCCAATGCCTTCACGCCGGCGAAGAAGGTCTTCGCCGACATGGCGGCCGCGATCGACGCGACGGGCAAGAGCAACAAGGCCTTCGCGGTGACGCTGGCCGACCTGCCCGCGGGCTTCCAGAAGGTCAAGGCCGGGTTCGCCGACATGGATCGCTCGGCGAGGGTGATGCAGCAGGCCAGGCTGAGCAACCGCGCCTTCGGGCTCGAGCTGCGCGACCTGGCCGGCAGCTTCGTGCCGGTCAGCGCCGCCTTCACCGACGTCGCCACGAAGAGCTCTGTCGCTGGCGGCTTCCTTGGCAAGATCGGCACCAAGCTCACCGACGTGGGCAGTTACGCCAGGAGCTTCGCGACTCACCTCAAGGGCATGCTGATCATGGCGCCGGCCTTTGCCCTGCTCGGGGCCGGCGTCGCGCTCGTCGGCGACGCCATCGTGGGCCTGTTTCAGCCGACGGAGGAAGAGACGAAGCGGATGGACGCGCTGAAGCGCGCCACCGAGGGCTACGCCGGCTCACTCGAGCAGCTGCGCAGGCAGCGCGACGTCGGGCTGGCGAACAAGGCCGCGACTGGCACGTCCGGCGGGGCCATCGATCAGCAGATCGAGACGCTGAAGGGCATGCGCGAGGGCCTGATCCCGGGCGCGATGGTGCCGTCCGGCGCCGTGAAGCAGCTGCTCGACATGGGCGTTAAGATCAAGGATCTCGGCGAGGTCGGCGAGAAGGCGTTCGGCGACCTCGCGCGACGCACGGCCGAGTGGGAGGCGATGCTGCGCCAGGCCGGCAAGACGGCCGAGGAGGCGCAGTACCTCAAGCAGTTCCCGCAGGCGCCGCAGCTGGTGGTCACACCGGAGATCGCCAAGGCCGCGATCGAGGCGCGGATCAAGGCGTTGCAGGAGGAGCAGCGCGCCGAGAAGCAGCTGCTCGACCAGCAGAAGGCGCGGCTCGAGCTCGTCGGCCAGCTCGCCACGGCCTACAACCGCCTCTCCGGGATCACGGCCGCGCAGCGGCAGGCGATGGAGTTCGCCGAGCGGCTCGGCTTCTCGGGCGACCTCGCCGGGCAGGCCGTGTCGGTCTACGAGGGC